CAACAAAGAAGACCCCGAAGATATGAAGGCCACGGAGTATGCCTATTATGTGCATTACAACCTTGCCAATGAGGGGTACGATGTTGGCTCCGATGAATATTATGAGGAGTTGGACAGCCGTGTAGGCACGGTTTATCCTCATACCAGAACTTCTGAAACTAGAAGTCAGGCCGTTGAACGTGAAGCGCAACCCGCTGTGCAAAGAGTTGCATCAGCCTCCGCTGGAGGTCGGTCGAAAACACAAGGCAAAAAGAATGGCGTAAGCTTTAACAAGTCAGAGCTCGAGCGTCTTAGAGGTCTAAAGCCGCACAACATGTCGGAAGAGGCATGGTTGCAGCGAGTCGCCAAAGAGAAGCAAAAAATCGCATTAAGAGAGGCAAATTAAAATGGCAGAAACAAAAGCAAGCGCACGTTCATCCCGTGATTCGCAGTCCCACGATAATCAGACGCGACGTAAACCCTGGAAACCTGTTCGTTCACTCGAAACACCAACACCCCCGGAAGGTTATACCTACCGATGGATTCGAGAGTCAATGCTAGGTCAAGAAGACCGTGCAAACGTGTCACGACGTTTGCGTGAGGGCTGGGAGTTAGTGCGCGGCACTGAACTGCCACCTGAATGGCGATCTTTGCCTACCCTTGACAATGGACGGCATGAAGGCGTGGTTTACAACGAAGGGTTGCTTCTTGCAAAGATCCCTAACGAAACGGTTGAAGAGCGGCGTGCGTATTACGCGGACAAATCTCAACAAGCCACGGATGCCTTGGACAACACCATGTTCAATGAAACACGGGGCGACAGCCGTTACGTCAAATATGATCCTCAGCGAGATAGCAACGTTACTTTTGGACGCAGATAGCGAGGTAATTTCAAATGGCGAATAAAGACGCTGCATTTGGCATGAAGCCCGTCAGAATGATTGGCGGCGCACCTTACTCTGGCGGAACAAGTCGATATCGTATCGCGGCAAACTACGGCACATCCATCTTCCAAGGCGACATGGTCGCTCAAGTGACAGGTGGTACGGTCGAAGTTCATGCGGACGGCGGCACGGTCCCCATTGTCGGTGTTTTCAACGGTTGTCAGTTCACTGATCCCACAAGTGGTGAGCAGGTGTTCAGCAACTTCTATCCAGCAAGCACAAACGCATCCGACATCATCGCATTCATCATCGATGATCCGAATGTTGTTTATGAGGTCCAAGCGGATGACACGTTCCCAGTCGCCGATCTATTCGGCAACTTCGATATCGTGTACACCAGCGCGGGTAGCACACTCACTGGTATTTCAGGTGCTGAGTTGGATGTGACAACGGGAGCAACAGCTACCACACTCCCAATCAAGGCGATTGACATTTCACAAGATCCGAACAACGACGACGTTGCATCGGCGAACACTAACGTGCTTGTGGTCATTCAAAACTCAATCTACGGCGTCAAAGGCGCTGGCCTAGCATAAGGAGCTGAACAATGGCTATTTCAAGAGCACAGCTCGCTAAAGAACTCGAACCAGGATTGAACTCGTTATTCGGCATGTCTTACGACAGCTATGAGAGGGAGTTCGAAGAAATTTTTGCAATCGAAGACTCTCAGCGTGCATTCGAAGAAGAGGTACTCATCACCGGATTTGGCGGTGCGCCGACCAAAACGGAAGGTCAAGGTGTCGCGTTCGACAATGCAAGTGAGTCATTCACTGCTAGGTATACGCACGATACGGTGGCTTTAGCATTTGCCCTTACCGACGAAGCTGTGGAGGACAATCTTTACGATTCGTTAGGCAAACGCTATGTGAAGGCTTTGGCCCGATCTATGGCGAACACCAAGGAAGTCAAAGGTGCGGACGTGCTTAACAATGCGTTCTCATCCAGCTTCACGGGTGGTGATGGCGTATCGTTGATTAACACGGCTCACCCGCTTGCGGGTGGTGGCACTGCTGCAAACCGTGCGACCTCGATGGCTGACCTAAATGAGACCTCGTTGGAAGATGCGCTGATCGACATCAGCACGTTTACTGATGACAAGGGTCTGACCATTTCGGTTCAAGCAACCAAATTGGTTGTACCGCCTCAACTGGTCTTCGTTGCCGATCGGATCTTGAACTCAACACTGCGTTCAGGGACGGCTGACAACGATATTAACGCGATTCGTAATACGGGTGTGTTGCCAGGGGGGTACACGGTCAACCATTACTTGGCTGATCCCGATGCCTTCTTCATCCTGACCAGCGTCACCGATGCGGGTGAAGGCTTGAAGATGTTCCAGCGTACTCCGATGGAGACCAGCATGGAGCCTGACTTTACGACAGGCAACATACGCTATAAGGCGCGCGAGAGGTACTCGTTCGGCTTTTCCGACTGGCGTGGCATTTACGGCTCCCAAGGAGCGTAAAATCGCAAAGACAAATGGGGGCATCAGCCCCCTTTTTTTGTTTTACAGGTTCACATACACTGACAGGGTCAGATGGTGATCGGATGGGCTGATCACTGGTTTTCACAGGAGAACTTTCATGACTACGCATTTCACCTCAGGCGTTACTAACGTCACTGCATCAGGCACTTCTGGCAAACTTAAAATGCCAGCGCCGCAGAAATATCACACTTACTTCAACGACTTCGATACCTACCTGGCATCAGATTGGACGATCACCACCACAGAAGGTGGATCGGGCAATGCGTCAGAAGCGTTGGGTGATGGAGACGGCGGTCTGCTTGTCATTACTAATGACGACGCCGACAACGACAACGACTTCCTCCAGCTCGTAAAAGAAGGCTTCAAGTTTGAGTCAACCAAGCAGCTTGCGTTCTCAGCTCGTATGAAGACGAGCGATGCGGATGCCTCTGACGTTGTCATGGGACTCCAGCTCACTGATACGTCGCCACTCGATGTCACAGATGGCATCTTCTTTTTGCTGACCGATGGCTCAACGACATTACAATTCATCGTTGAGAAAGACGGGACGCAAAGCACGTTGGATCTGCCAACCGCAATGGCCGATGACACCTTTATGACGGTTGGCTTTATGTTTGACCCGAAAGATCAGCTCTTCCATGTCTATCAAAACAATGCTGAAGTCGGCACTGTAGTGAGCACCAATGCGCCTGATGACGAGGAGCTGACTGTGAGCTTTGGCATACAGAATGGCGCCGCAGCAGCAAAAGTTTTGACCGTTGACTACATCAGCGCGATGAAAGAGCGTACAGCCACCACTGAACTCTAACGGAGGTGACACATGGCTGATGCAGTTACGAGCCAAACCATTCAGGATGGTGAGCGCAAAGCTGTCCTGAAGTTTACCAATGCGAGTGATGGCACAGGTGAATCGGCGGTTAAAAAAGTCGATGTATCCGCGTTGACGTCAAATTCGGCTGGGTTGTCGTGCAATCGCGTTACCATAAACAAAATTTGGTGGCAGTGCACGGGCATGTCAGTGAAGATTGAGTTTGATGCAACAAGCAACGTGCTGGCCATCGGGCTGAGTGAGGATAGTAACGGTTATCACGATTACAGTGATTTCAGTGGCATCCCCAACAACGCTGGGTCTGGCATCACGGGCGATCTTGACTTCACGACAGTAGGCCACTCGAGCGGCGATACTTACATGATCGTCCTTGAGTTGATCAAATCGTATGGCTGATACGTCAGATGTCAAGCGCACTAAATCGGGGAGACTCGTCTATCGTGGCGAGTCCTTCCCTGGCTATAACAAGCAAAAGAGAACGCCCGGCAAAAACAAAAAGTTTGCCGTGCTTGCAAAAAAAGGCGATCAAGTAAAGATCGTGCGCTATGGCGACCCCAACATGAAAATCAAAAAGGCAAGCCCCGAAAGGCGTAAAAACTTTCGGGCTCGCCATAACTGCGATGCGGTGGAAAAGAAGAAAGACGTCTTTGCCGCAAGTTACTGGTCTTGCAAAAATTGGTGAGATGAATGGATGAAGACAGCGATTTAGCGCGAGCGATAGCAGAGTACTCTAATCCGACGACGTCTTACTCGGCGTTGGAGGACTACCTGATGCAACGCCCTGTGTTTGACCGTGGCCCCCGCGAGGCTGTCAGTCTTCCGCAGTTGCGTCGCTTGGAAGCGATCGAGCCGCAAATCAATACCGCTGCAACTTTTCGCGATTTGTTGGAAGAGCAGCGCACTCAGCAAGAAACGGCGCGACAGACTGAAATAGACGCGCTCCGCGATTTACTGCGAGAAGAGCTTTCAACGACGGCCGAGGCAGCAACGGCTGAACGCTCCGATCTCACAAAGGCGCTCGAAGGACGCATTACTGACTTGCAGCGCGGTGTTGATGCGCAAACCTTGGATTTGCGTCAAGCAGGGTTGGATGAGCGTGCGAACCTGGCGCGTCAGATTGAAGAAGGCGATAGACTGGTCCGTGAGGCACAAGAAGCTGCGATTGGTGATTTGACTGATCGTCAAGCGTCTTTAGTTGGCGATTTAGGCCAAAGAATAGATTCCCTCAACACTGATCTCAGCGGCATCAACGACGTCATTGATAGTAATTTCCAAGACTTGATTCAGAGACAACAAACTTCTGCTTCAGAGTTATCTGCCATTCAACAAGCCGCTCAAACAGCGACTGAGCAAGAGCTGGGTCTTTTGTCACAACGTGCCGAATCCACTCAAGGCGATATTGGGTCAATTAATCAGCAGTTGGAGGCGTTAGGCGGAACACAGAATGAAATCAACAATCTCAATCAACAGCTAGAAAGTTTGTACGCCGATGTTGAATCAGGCAATGCAGCGCAGTCAGAGAGCATACGCAACGAAACTGCAAACTTGATATCGGGCCTTGAACAACAAATCGGTAGTCTTGCTGACAATCTTGGTGCGCTGCCTATTGACTCTATTCAAGCACAACTCGCCGCAATTAATGATCAAACAAGCCAGTTCCAGAGCGCCGTCGATGCGGCTACGGGGGAGCGTGGGGACTTGGCGGCACAAATTGCCGCCTTACGAGACGCTGATTTGACACAAGCCGATTTAGCCGCGCTCTCAGAAAACATTGCAGGTCAGCGACAAGCGGACATTGCAGCCGCCCTAGACCCGATTGCAGCTCAACGTCAAGCAGATATTGCCGCAGCCATTGATCCAATAGCGGCGCAGAGACAAGCGGACATAGCCGCCGCTTTGGACCCCATCGCTGCGCAGCGGCAAGCTGACATCGCGGCTGCGCTAGATCCATTGGCAGCGCAACGGCAAGAAGCAATCAGTGGCGCCATTGATCCTATTCAACAACAGATTGAAAGTCTGCGTGCTGAGATACCGCAACAAATTGACACAGACGCGCTACGACAGCAGCTCAGAGACGAGATAATGGCTGATTTGCCACAGACGACATCTACCGCTGAAGCTGCTGATGCCTACGGTTTCGGTCCCAACGCTGCCGCTGCCGCAAACGTGTCGGATGGCGTCGCAGATCGCCGTGGTCTGTTCGACGACGGTCGTCGCGTAAGTCCGCGCGCGGCCGCAGTGTCAGCGGTTGTGCCTCCAGCAACACCACGGGTGACACAAGATTTGAGCCGCGTAGAAAATGCATTCAATTTACCGCCTGAGATGCCAATTAATGTCGCTGCGAGGAGAGTAGAGCCGCCGATTATGGTAGATACGCGACCTACGACGAGCATTCTGCCGCCCGAAAGACCTGTGAAGCCGCTGCCTGTCAAACCGATGCCTGTCAAACCGTTGCCTGTGAAACCTGCGCCGGGAGGCACGCAAATTATTTTGCCGCCCCGAGAGCTGCCACCCATTTTATTCCCGCCCGGCGACTCAGGTCCGATCATTGCAAATCCCGGTGGACCCAGAATCCCGACGACGCCACCGAAAAAAGTGAAACGACCCTTTCCCGGCGACTCTGGGCCGATCATTGCGAACCCAGGAACGCCACCGTTAGTGCCGCCACCTGTGAAGGCAGTGAAGCCAGTGCCACGCATCAAACCGCTTCCCGTCAAGTTGCCGCAGATTGAACCTCGGCCCGTAAAACCGTTACCGATTATGCTGCCTCAACCGAAGCGAAAACTGCGCGATCCCGTATTACGAACACCTCGATTTAGGAGATAAAAATGGCAAGTAAAATACCGGACAACGTCGCTAATCCGTCTATCTACAGAAAAGCCAAAGCAAAGATGAAGCGCAAATTTGACGTGACACCGTCTGCGTATTCTTCAGGCTACTTAGTCCAAGAGTACAAGCGGATGGGCGGAAAGTACAAAGGCGCCAGCGGCGGAGAAGTGACGCTTGACCCGGTGAAAAGCGATCTCGATAAAGATGGCAAACTCAGCAAATATGAAAAAAAGCGGGGCACGGCTATCGCAAAGAGCATGGCAAAACAAGCCAAGGGTATGCGCGATGGCGGCACCGTCATGGTGCAAAGTCGCGGGTGTGGTGCGATGCTGCCTAGCAAAAAGAAAATGACGAGAGTACCCCGTGGCTAAACCTACAGGCGGCTTGAAAAAATGGCCTCCTC